AGGGGCAACATTATCCCTATAAAAAATAATATTTGAATAATATATAAATAATAATGTCAATCACAAAATATATATCAATACCAGTATTTTTGTCTAGTTTAGCATTTGGTCTTTTTTTTGTGTATATAATGGGTCCGGATTTAAAAGAGGTTTATATGTATCCGACTCCGGAAAATAGCGATTCTGTTCAATATCGTGACAAGGCAGACAATTGTTATATGTATCAGTCAAATGAAGTCAAATGCCCTGCGGATAAATCGAAAATAAAATCGACACCAATACAACGGTAAAAGATTCATAATTTAGCTATTTGTTTTTATAAATAATAATCGAATGTAAATATATGTTGAGACTATCTAAATTTTTACATACTGAAACTGGGAGAATATTAATGTCCATCATTTTAGGATTAGGTTTAGCCACATTATTTAGAACAGTTTGTAAAGGTAAAAACTGTGTTATTTACAAGGCGCCACCTATCGATGAAATAGATGATAATGTATATAAGTTTGGTGATAAATGTTATACATACAAAAATGTTTCTACCAAATGCGACAAAAGTAAAAAAATAATTGATGATAAATAAATTCGATGATTTGCGTATCTTGTATCATTATAATAATCAAACTATATTATAATAATATGTCCGGGGATACCACAAGTATATTAGACTTGCCGACTGACCCTACGGGTGGCGGAACTATAGGAGGAAATGTATCGTTTTCTATTAATGAAAGAATTCCTGCGGCAGATGGTAATAACCAGTCCCAACCCCCATCCTCATCTGGAATGAGTTTAGACCAATCGACCATTAATCAATTAGTAAGCGGACTACAGCACGCCAGCTCGACTGGTTTAACCCAATTACAATCAAGAGATATTCCAAGAAATACCGATGGTCTTGTACAGGATCCGTCAATACAACCGAATTATATTCCTCCAGCCCCCAGTGAATCACAAGATTATATTAGGGATTACCAGGAAAACGAGGATATTATAGCAGAATATAATAAACAACACGAGAGAATGAGTAGTTTGGATCAAATGTATGACGAAATACAGACACCCTTATTGTTGTGTATATTGTATTTCTTGTTTCAATTACCTATTTTCAAAAGACTATTGTTCAAGTATTTGCCCTTTTTATTTTTCAAAGACGGAAATATAAATATTTACGGGTATTTGTTTACGAGTCTTTTATTTGGGGTGATGTATTATATGTTGTCAAAGACAACGACATTGTTTGGTACATTTTAGTAGTCTCTTTGTATAGTGTGTTTGTTTAGCGTATTATTTATAAGATAAATTTTATATATATTTATAAATAATAATAATCAATCCATGAATCAAAATATGATGAATCAATCCATGAATCAAACGATTAATGACACAATTACCAAATTAATAGACAATATTTCCTTTTTAAAAGACAAACAAAGAGAGAAAATCAATCTTATTTTGGATAGTGGTTCCTTTAATGGAGGATATTTAATTGGGTCCTTATATTTTTTAAAAGAACTCGAACAAAAACAGTATATACAAATAGATAAAATATCCGGGTGTAGTATTGGTTCTCTTGTTGCGGTTTTATATTACGCGGATATTTTGGATTTATACAACGATTTATACTGTATGGGTGTCGAACATTTTCGAAAAACGGGAATCTTTGGTAAAAATAAATTATTAAATAAAATGAAAGAGAGACTTCCCGATAATATTTGCGAGCTGGTTCATAAAAAACTCTATATCAGTTATTACGATTTGAAAAAAAAGAAAAAAATAGTAAGATATACCTACAAAAATAAAGACGATATTATTGAATCAATCAAACGCTCTTGTTTTTTTCCTCTATTGTTGGATAATAATTTCATTTATAAAAATAGGTATACAGACGGGCTTTTTCCATATGTATTTCCTGAAAAAAACAAAAATGATTGTAAAAATCTTTTCTTGGATTTATACGGATTTGATAAATTTAAATTTATATTTTCAGTAAAAAATGAAAAAAGCAGTTTTCATCGTATTCTTAGCGGATTACTTGATACCCATTTGTTTTATATCAAAGAAAAACCCACTTATATGTGTAGTTATATAAACGAATGGACTATTGTAAATAAAATTTATTATAAAATAGTAAGACCCATCATAGAATTTATTGCTTTTTATATAATTTATTCTTATTATTTTGTAAAAAATAAAGTAATGACGAGAGAAACTCGTGATTATTTGAATCGTCAAAGTTTTATTAAAAAATTGTTTAAAATAATACACTCTTTTAGACGCGTTTTATTTCAATATTATTTTTTGTAAAATCACCCAGCCCTCCTAAGCAGAAGCCAAAGCCAAACCCTAACCCAACCAACATCTAAAAAAAGAATCCGCGTTTCTTTTGTGTCCTTTTCTTGTTTTTACCATTTCTCTTATTTTGACCCCGTAATGTTTTTACATATTTGTGTTTGAGTTTTCCATAATTCCTGGTTTTTATTTTTGCGATTTTTATGTCCGCTGGTCTATAAGACAAGAACCATTCTTGAAATTCTTTTCCAGTTCGGTCTTGTCTTAATTCCCGGAATTTTTGGGCCTTTTCAGACCTTATTTCTTCAATTGTTTTTTGATGTCCGTAACAAACAATATTGAACCGTTTCAATAGACCTTTTTGACTTAATCTATTTTTTTGTTGTAATTCAAATAAATAGTTTGCCATACACAAAATACGGTCCACATTATAATATTTTTTTTCGGCATACACAAAGGCCAAATAATAACTCAACATCGTATCAATCGTGGCTATTTTTATTTTCTGACCTTTTATTGTCATTTGATTATAGCTATGGCAAGCAATCGGCTGATATATAAATGCGATTGTATCTTTACCAATCATGATTTGATAATTTTTTGGAATCACATCTCCGATTGCTTCATTTAGTACAATACGCGCATTATTCATATCAATATCTTTTAATCGTTCCACCACAATTTCAGCAGTTAAACCCGCATCCTCGGAAATAACATCAAAATCCGGTATTTTTTTGACTTGATGATGTATTTCTTTTGGCATATATTTGGCGTACATTGACATGGCATAACCTCCAAAAAATACGACGGATTGATTAATAAGCGTATTTTTTACATTTTCATAAATCGCGGCTTCTTTTTTGTCATCGCTCATTTCTCTTTGAAAATCAATATTTGCACAATTTTCGGTTTTAAGTGGATAGTTTTTATTCAATAAAGTAAGTCTTTTCAATATTTTTTCCCATCGAGATATATCGCCTGCGGGACGACTCAATTCAAGATACATGGACATTCTTAAAAAATTTGCGGGTGCGTATAAAATACCGCCCACACTAATACTTTCGCGTTTAATGCTTTTATACAAATCAACATGTAATAAGGTAATGTCGGCGATTGGAATAAAATTCACAAATACTTTGTATGTCCCGTGATGAACGCCGGATTTTGCTTCAACCTCACTAAATCCTGCTTTAAAATACAAGTCGGCCAATTCTTTGGCATCATTTAACGCATTGGGACTAAAAAAATCGTAATCCGGAATTTCAATGTCTTTATCATAAAACTGTTCTTGTTTAGGAAGTATATTATTGATGGCGGTACCACCATAACAAATAAGACTTTTTTTCTTAATAAAGTTTTCAACAATAGTTAAAATTTTTGTGATATCTGGTGAATTAAGCGCTTTTTTACGAACCATGTGTTCTGCCTTGTCTACAGCGGATCGTAAAATGACTAATTCACAATCTTCAAATGACATATTTTTTTCGCATAGTTTATTCATATTTTCCTAGATATATTATCTAATATATGTTGAGATAATATATTTACAACACCTAGTATAATCCCTAATACCTAATCTAGCCCTTCTAAATATTGAAACTATAATTTTGTGTACTGATTGTTCGTGTTTCATAACTGAGTGCTGGATTTTGATCAGGTGGTTCAGGTACAGTAGTTGGTATATCGCGTAAATTTTCGGGTTTTAATACAAATGCACATCCTGCGTCTCCAAAAAAATTTTCATTTTCTTGTAAATTAACATCATTCAACTGATAACGCATGGCAATCATTTGGCAACCGGTTAATCTCGCTGCGATACCGCTTAAATTTGGCGGATTTTTTCCTTTATCTGGCATAGCAATCGTCATATTTTTTTTATTAAAATTCTGTAATTCAGAAAGATCCGGTGTGTTTTTAATATCATAGTTTCTAAGAGCGCGCATAAATATAGAATTACTCAAAATATTTACATATTCATATAAATCTCGATTATCCATAAATGCTTTGTTACTATTGTCAATAATTAACACAATTTTTTTCGACAACTCGGACAATTTTATATTTCCGAAGTTAGTTTGTCCATTTCCATAACTTGTACCTGGTCCCATAAAATATTGGTCATAAGTATCAAATATATTTGCTAAATTTTGAAACATTTTTTGATTGTTGCTCTTTATTCTTAAATGAATTAATATTGGATCATTCGGATTTGGCGCTCCAGTGGTTGAAAAAGCATAGTTTATGATGATTTTCATAGCATCAATAAAAGGAACACTATTGTATGTTTCCTTAATATAATAACTATCGCTTGTAGAAGTCGCAATAACCGGCTGATCGTTAATCGAATAAATTTCAAAATCAAGACCCCGACATCCTTGTTTTAGAACATTTGTCAAATTACATGTATTCACATAATCATTCTTGTATGATCCGCCACTACAACAATTATACGCGGTTTTAATATAGTAATCTTTCAAAGTATATTTTGAATTAGGATTTGCCAAACTAATGGACTGTATTTTACCATTTATAGTACCATACATTTGATTCATATAACTACATTCACGATTCATTAAATTTTTAATATATAAATAATACCCCAGAAATGATATTATAATTATTACCATAAACCCTGTAAAAATATATGAAACAATACTATCTCGGTTAAAAACATTTTTAATTTCGTCTTTTAAATCTTTTATGACATTATTATTCATCTTTTAGTAGTATCTATTATATAATAATAAAAGTAATTAAAATTCTTAAAGTAAATATAATTAAAATATTAATAAAAATAATTAAAATCAGTTAAATATAAATTTATTAGTATTATATAATAGATAAATGAGTGGAGGATTAATACAATTGGTTTCAGCAAGTAATCAAGATATAGTTTTGACCGGTAATCCAAGTAAAAC